ATCAGGCTGATTTATCATTTCCTGGGTAAGAATATTCTTTCTACCAACAATATTCCTACGCAATATCTTATACCCCTTGCCGCTGAATCTGTCAGGACTAAAAGGGCGGTCAGCAAATTTTAAAACACTTAAGTTTCCCCCTTTGTTTACAGACACAAGGTCTTCGTCATCCGCAAGACCGGAACTAATGAAACTCTTTAGGGCGTTAGGGGTGATAGAACCGTTTTCTCTGTCTTCTTGAAATGGAAACTGCTCATTACCCGTCAAAACGTCTCTTTTGGGGAGTTGTCCAATTTGTTGTCCTTTTTCTGTTTTCTCTTCCATACTACTATTTATTTTTACTTGTAAGCAATATCGGCTTTCCGTTAGTCAACAACAATGGAGCGTCATTGGCTAATAATAAAGCCCCTCCGTCAGGAAATGGATGCGGCTTATTCCCGCCAGCACCGGGAAACCCTATGGTAAGTATGCTGATTACGGGAATGCCGATTATAGGAATGCTGATGTGAGGGGTAGTGATTGGTTTCATAGGCTATCCCTCTTTAATCATTTTGGCTTCTGACACTTTCGTAGCACTTCTTATTGTAATTTCCATACCTGCTGCTATGCCAATAAGACGAAATATCACATTGGAAGGACCTAAGGCTTGATTGGCATTTGGGGAAAGCGGGATAGGATTCATGCCTTCAATATTGGCAAATACAGTCACCATTCCGCCCTTGTTCTTTATCTGTATGGTAACGGGATTACCGTCACTGACAAACGTTGCGTAATACGCTGTTTTGCCTTCTTCTTTTTGAAATGATAAAACTTCTGCTGCCATGATGTTTACTTTTTAGAGTTATTCAAATAGTTCACAATTCCCTGCACATGCAAGTCCACTATTGCCCGTTTGCCCTCTTCCGATAATAAGAAGCCAACATCTTCCTTATTGTCTTGGAATAGGTTCTCTGTAAGGACTGCCGGACACTTCGTGTGCTTCAAGATGTAGAACCCGCTTTCCTTATCAGGGTCGCCATCCGTCATATCCTTGCGTATCTTCATACCCGACAAAAGTCGTTCGGCTGCCGCATATAAGCTGTCAGCTAATTTATCGGCTTTCGTCTGACCTGCCGAAGTCCACGCTTCCCAACCACGTGCCTGCATCCATTCAGAGCCGCTTCCCGCTGCATTACAGTGGATAGATACGAGGATTGTGTCACTTGCCTTGTATTCGTTCGCCCTACGGCAACGCTCCGATAGGGGAACGTCTATTTCCTCTTTGACGATACGTTCTGCGTCAATGCCTTTCTTTCGCAGCTCCGCTTCCAATCGTATGGCAATCTCACGGGTATACGCATACTCTTTCAATCTTCCGTCCGGTGAACACTTGCCCGAAGTGTTACTTCCGTGCCCGTTGTCAATCAATATTTTCATTCTGCGCGTCCTCCTTGAAATATTTGTCATAAACCACACGAGCCACCCATCCGGCAACAACACCGACACCGAATGATACAACAGTAGTCAGGTTCACCCAAAACGGTGTGTAGTGCATGTAAAGCATAACTCCCACGATGATAGCGATAACAATCGCTGCGATAATCAATTTCTTTTTCATTTTGTTACTCCTTATCTTTAGTTATTATTTCATTCATATCTTCTTTTTCGACATCGAGCACTTTCTTTCCGAACAATCCCAACGCTTTCAGCAAGTTGAAATTATATCCCTTTGGCTTCAAGATATTGCTTATGATAGAGCAGAACTCTATGAAGCAGACAAACAAGCATGAGTACACATCAATATTCCACTTGCTTCCGGAAGCGATGTTTATCATCACTACCATACAGACAAAGGCAAAGTATGTCACCATTTTACCCATAGTACGGCGCACGGCACTTGAAAACCGAAATTCTTCACCCAATAACAAGCATTTCCTTATCCCGAACATCAAATCGCATACAACGACTGAAAATGTTACTATCAGCCACGGTATCATGTGTTCCAATGACTGTGCAATAAAACTGCTTGCTATTACCGAGAAACCACCCGGTATGCTTTGGGTAATAATGTTATTCTTCATCTTATCGTTATTTGTCAATTATTCATATCTTTGCGTCTCTTATCAAATAAGCGAACTACTGTCATTCCGTTTTGCTCGTGAGAGTAGGACGGGATTTTCATATCTTGCCGTAATAGCGGAACCACGCACCCCATTTACGTTCTTTCAAGTAGTTCGGATTGTCCTGGTTGAGTTTAGCTTCCATTTCAAAGGCGCTTGCATAATAGGCATTGGCGTTCACTTTCCCATCACCGATTTGTTTGTCCTTGAACAAATGATATATAAAACTGATAAACCATTCCACACCGTACATTATATAGTACAAGGTGGGAATAAGAAGCATCCACCACCAGCTCACATACAGAGAAAGGAAAACCGCCGGTATCGTAGCAATTTCCATACATTCCTTGAACTGGAGCTGATGAATACGCTCCTCACGTTGTGCCTCAATAGGCAAACTTGCATGTTTGGTAATGATGAAACCAAAGAACATCATCGTACCGTAGTTCTTGAACAGAATGGCTTTAGCGAGCCAATTCTCATAAAATACTTTTACTCTCATAATCAAATAAGTTAAATTCAATTCTTATAATTAGCTTCTTATATTATAGCTGTATAATTTACCATCAATTTTAAATTCAGCAAGACACGTTATATCCATTTCGTTAAAAACATAACGAGGATTACACACACCAATTAGAGTAGCATAATTGCCATTATTAATAACAAAACCATAAACACCAGGAACTACTTGTTCATTAAGAGCACAAACTTTAAAACCGCTATCTATACCAGCTGCTACAATTCTATATTCAAAACTTTCTATATATTTTGAAAAGTATAGGTTACTTGTATAATTTTTAGGGTCTCCAACATAAGGCAAATCAATATATTGTTGAAGAGTAATAGAATTAAAATTATACTCACCAACACAAGGATAAGAATAGCCGGCATAAACAACATTATTACCGATATTAAGCAAATCAATATTTTTATTTCCAACAGCAAGATTACTAATAGGTGTAGTTTCAATTTTAACCATATCTAACTATCTCCATTTTTAATATCAAAATTTATATTTCCACTCTAAATTATTATCTCTCTCATATCAAGCATCTGTTATAGCATACATTGTATATTCGTTTTTAGTACCGATACTATCATATTCAGATTTAGTACGTTTAACAACTCTTTGAAGATTATCAGATACAAGAATATCTTCAATAAAAAGTATATCATCACTTTTATCGTCATCAAATAAGTTTAATGCTATTGCTATTCGTTTAGAAACAGGTCCCTGAGAAGTATAATAACTAATATTAAATTCTATTTCATATCTTTCTTCATCAGTATAATAAGCATAAACAGAAGAAAGTTCTATACAATTTCTATGGCTTGAGTAACTATGTATATAATATTTAGTATGATTCTCGCAAATATCTATAATCATATTCTTAATAACATCAGTAGAACCAAATATTTTAACAACATGGTCATAAGCTTCTGTATCCCATATATTTTTATTGATAGTTAACAAAGAACCATCGGCAACATCAATAACTTTGCCATAACCGATATTATCCACATACTTCTTCGTTGCAGGCTGGTAATCGCCCGTAGGGGTGAATGATGAAGTGTTGGTCTTGGTGAGGACGTCGGTAACTTTAGCAACTTCCACCCAATCAGAAAAATCCCTATTTTCTCCGCTTGACGTTGCACTGCGTATAAATATACGGTTAGAATTATATGTGTGGTAAATTTGGTTTGTTTTATCAGTAATGGTACCTGCAACTATAAGAGTGCCAGCTTCCTCTAATGGATAATGATTTTCAGGGGTAGCAAATTTATTGTTTCTTTGAATACCTATAAAAGCAATATCCCCACCACTCCCTTTAAATGTATCTAAGTCTGCCTCTCTTAAATCATATTTATATTCAACAGTTTTGGACTTCTCGAGGACTTCCACCCAATCTTTATTTTTGCGACCGTATGCCTTTCCATCAGTTGGCGCTTCGTCTATGCCGCCTATCTTCCCCTGGCTTACCCATTCGCCGTTCACCCATGCGTAGTAATCATAAGGGGCTTCCGTGCCTACAGCCATGAACCCGTCAACTGCCGAACCGTCGGGAACAGCGGATTTCAAGGCTTCAAGGGTGGCGTATTCGCCGGCTACACGGAAAGAGCTTCCCGGCTCGCCCTTGCAATAAATATCCGTCTTGTCGAAACTTTCCGTCTTCTTGTTGTACACATAGACATAGTGGTCTTTGCCGATGTATGTCGGATTGTTGGCAACCTTTTCGGCATCTTGTGCGGCTGTATTAGCGGCAGCGGCTTTTTCTTCGGCATTGGATGCAGCGGTATTTGCGGATTGAGTAGCCGCTTCTGCTCCTTCTTTAGCTGCGTTGGCATCGGATGCAGCTTGTGCCGCCAGTCCTGCTTTCTCATTGGCGGAATTTGCGGCTGTCTGTGCTGCGTTGGCGTTCTCTTCTGCTTTAGTAGCGGCTGCATTTGCCTTATCAGCGGCATCCAAAGCGGGAGCAGCTAACAATGTAAGTGGGGCACGTACAATGCTCGGCATGTCCTGTCCCTCTACTTCTTGATATGCGGGCAGAGATGTGATACCGTCCAAACTTTCCGCTTCCGGCACATCGCCAACACCTTGTGAACCTTTTTTTAGTTCATCTTCTATTTCTCGTAAATCCTGTTCTGTCCAAGCCATAATTATTCCTGTTTATCGGTTACTTCTTCCGGTTGATTGTTGATAGCACGATTGAGCGCGTCAATGAAGAAAGGTTTGCAAAAAGCATTTGCATGCTCTTGTATCAAGGATACTTCTTCATCGGTATACTCTGTCTCTTCATTGGAGTTGTATATCTTCAAAGCGAGCGCATGCGATGCGATACCGTTACCGTTCCGGTATAATACATTCGCAAAATTCTCTCTACAATCTATATTTTCACAATGCTTACGGGTAATGTCCGTAGCAATCAGTAATTGTTTAAAATTTATCTTTTTCATGAGCTTGGGTATGATTTAGTTAATCTTCCATCTTTATAAAAAGAAAGTCCGCTGATGCCAAGAGACACTTGGTATCTTGAACCACTTAAATTTGAAATCATTGATAATGCCCCTGCAAAAAGGGTGGTAGACGCAGTTAAGTTGCCATCACTTGCTATATTGTCCAATTTTAATCTTGGGTAAGTAACAGAAGTACCTCCGACTCCACTATCAAGGAATGAAATTCCACCCACATCATATCCTTTTGAATTATAAAACTTTAGGCTGTTTGAATTTGGGTCTATTTCTATTTTTGTGCCTGACGAAGCAGTTGACATTTTGCCGACAATGCTAACATTCCCATTTTCGTCTATCACCAAAGAGTTGTTAGGAGTTCTTACATTTTTAAACACCCCGCTGTTTGCATTTATCTCTCCTTCAAAATATCCACCAATAGCCTTTATTGTCCCGTCTGCCCGAATAGACACATTCCCGTTGGCGGATATATTTCCGGTAAAGTATATATTTTTGGAAACCACGGAAATGTTATCAAGTGCCACATTGATTTCTGAACCTAATCCGTCTTTTTTGACATATAATTTAAGTTCATCGGTAACCCCATTGATGTCCAGCCCCAACTGCGTTACATCTTCCTCTATTTTTGTAACAGACAATTTGAGGTTTTCCGCTGTCTGCTCAATCTGTGAGAACTTCTGATTATTACTTTCAGAAAGTTCCTTTACTTCCAACCTGATACTTTCCGCTGTCTGCTTTATTTCAGAACTCAATTTTGTATATAAATCCTCGAATGCGTTTTCGGCAAGAGCCAGCGAATGTATGTATATATCCCCCGTAAACTTCAATTCAAAGTCGCCCGTTCCGTCCCATGTACCGGAATACTCCTTCATTACGTATTCCTCACCCGGTTCAAGACGTTCGGTGAAATGCAGGTTCTGACCGGGAAAGCCTATCGTAAGTGTTCCGGCTGTAGCTACCTTATACCGGAAAGAGATAAAGAACTTCTTCGGTTCTTCCCCTTCCTCATAGGTAGGTTTATTGGCTAAATCAGCATTTGACTGTTTTATTCCGGAAGAAAGAATACGAAGCACGTTTCTATCCCCGTCTCTGATAACGGCAGCCATGGCATCCTTACGGGAATAGAACTTGTCGTTAACCAATAAGAACTTTCCGTTCACAGTAAAGAAACGAACATCGTTTTTTGTCTCCCAACCGTTCGTATTGCTTGCAAATGATGCGTTATACAGGTAATTATCCTTTGCCTGCACCTCGTCAAGCACTTTCGAGATTTCTGAATAAATAAGGTCTTCCAGTATCTTGAACTGGGTCATAATGTTTATTCCCGTTTTCAAGATAAAGTCTCCCATGAACTTGTTGCCTTGCGGGCTGATAACTGTCACTTCCTTGCCTGCTAAAGAATAAGAATTTATTCCTGCATACTGGTGGATACTCGGCGCATCATCACCATACACAGACAGGGTGATTGCGTTCTGACGCTTCTTGTCTGTTCTGTTACCGAGCTGTACAAGGCTGTCTCCTTCCTGCGGTGTGTCGCTGTTTGCGTCACAATCTGTCTTACTAAGGTCTATGTAATCCTCGCCAACACCTACACATAAGCGCCAATAATAACGGTTGGAAACATTCTCATAGACACCCGGTTTGATATTGAAGTCTTGGAAACGGACCTGGTCACCTTCCTTGAACGGGTTCTCGATAGCCGTTTCTCCATCATCCACCAAAAGATAGCAACGCCAAAAATCCTCGTGTTCTTCTACCTTTCCGCATTTCATTCCGGCAGCGGTGAACATGTAGTTTCCGCCTGCATAAGAGAGCTTCTTTATCTCCAGTTCGGAGAACATCGCTTTGATACGCACAAAGAGTTCGTCCACTTCAATGTAGGATTTACCCGTCTTGCTGTCTACTTTAATAACAAAGCCTTCACCGAGAGCACCGGAAGAAAAGTTCATGGACTGGATGTAGTCTGAAAACAATCCACCTAAGAACTTTATTAAAAATCCAGCTTCGTCCGGTCTGTCTTTTCTTATAAAGAACTTGGATAAAGCCTCTATATCAAGAGCCTTAAAGTAGACAATTCGGTCGGCGGAAGTCCTGATGAACAGTGCTGGGTCGGCATCTGCGACGCATATATATATTTCCCCGAGATTCAGACCTTGTAAATGCTCTTCATCACTCGGAGATAAAGCAGGGGGAGCTGCCTGATTGTTTTCATTAAGAGCATCACCAAACCATAATATTTTACTAAGCCTTTTTTTCATACCTCAACCTTATCAACATTAGTAAATGCAGCTTTTTCTGCGCTGAATTGCAACATCTCTCCATCTTTGGCGTGGTCTATCAGGAATGCAGGGAAAGAGGCGGAAGAACCAGCTTCAGGAGAGCCGCCAATACCTGCAATATCGTTATTCTGCAATTCAAGAGCCATATTTATATGGAACAGCTGGCTATCTTCAATAACTTGCGTCATTTCCGGAACAGAACTTTCCGAACGGACATATCTTGTCCCGTCAATTTCCACCATAGAAAGGCATAAAATGCGGTTTATGTGTTTTGCAAACCAATAAGGGACGCCGTTTGAATTTCCTATTGTAAGATTATACACATCATAAGGTACTGCGTATAATTCTTCTATCTCTTGCATTTGGTTGCGATATTGCTCATTATCTATTCGAGGGGAATATCCTCCAGGTTTAAATCCTGCTTCCACACGAAAATTAAATACTTGCTGAATATCATCTACCCAAAATATGTTATCAAAAGCGGAGTTATTGCTTTTATGGGAATAACGGATAAGCACAGTTTCCTCTAACAAGTCGTCAGAGGAGCATACAATAAAAGGTTCTGATGTATATTCGTTGATTGTAACCGTATATACGGCATCCTCCAAGTCTCGAAGAATGGCGTAATACATCACTACATTGTCATTATGATTATATGTGGAAAGTGATATTGGTGTAGAATTTCCTGCGGCAAGATTGTTCAGGCTCGCTGAAACTTCCTCAGAAGCATTAGTGAATACCTGTATATGGATTTTATCAGAAGCGTGGAACTTCTGAATATAGTCCATATCAAGCCCAAACTTATCTTTTACAGGTGAGAAAAAAAGAGGGCAAACATCACCAACTTTTACCATGTCTTTTCGTCCTTTTATAGTGATGTGCAACTTCACACATCATGCGCAAATATACATACTATTTAGACCAATTCCAAATAATACATTGTAAAATAACGAGTGCCTGATAGACTTATATGAAATCTCCTCATCTATTAATCCACACTCTTGACTATCAAAGAATATTTTACCGCTTCCGGTCGTCCATAATTATAGCTTGCACTTTTTACGTAGCCTTTATAGATACGCCCGTTCTTTTCCACCCGAATGTAACCCGTCAAGTCTGACGGTATTTCCAAATCTCCGGTCTTGACGGAAAGTTCTCCTACTGTGAACAGTTTGTTTCCCAATACAATACTCGACCTTTCGCTAACTCCATTGATTGTCACATCACTGTTACCGTCAGATGATGTAAACTCCAACGCGTTGGCAAAAGCACCTATATACCTTGCGTTTGCTTCAATCATAAACCTTTGGGAATACATGGCATTGAACATAGTAGAAGGAGATATGACACCGGATATTGTATATCCATCCCTTACAAGCTTGTATTTTTCTCCGTCAAGTGATGCTCCAACAAAGAATATATCATTATCACTGTCGCTGTCAGTCGTATCTTCACCTCTTTTTTCCGCAAGAAATTCCATACCATAAGCATCGGCTCTATATGGGCTAACTAATTCCAATACGTTATCTGTCAATGTAATGCCGGTGGTGTATTCATTGGTAAAGCGGAATTCATCGCGACCATTTACACTATCGTAATCCTGTTTGTCATACCCGACTTTTACCCCCGAATAAACCAGTCCGGCATTCACATTGTATTCCAAATCGGAAGTGCTGTCCTGCAAGTCCTTTATTTCTGTATCTTGGAATAAAGTATCACGATGAACAAATGTCACCTTCTCGTCACCGATTACAGGGACAAACCCAAATTCCGCGCTCATCCAATTGGCGAATTTGGTATAAGATGTATATATTTTGGCATTGGGAAGTCCTCGTATGCTTTCTGCCGGAACTATCATCGCCATGTCTAAACGCTCATCTACTCCGGTGGCGATTTCACCCGTTACATTGTTCTTATCAGTTATAGACCTCAGTAAACGGTTAAGCAATACTTTAGGACTGATACAATCTATTTTTACAGATTTTCCACGCTCGGAAAAACTTATATTTAACGGTGTGTCAAGACTGTTGAATTTAAAATTAACGGGAAAATTTTGATATATAGGGTCAGATTTTGCAAGTGCTATATTGAAATTAATCATCTCACCTGGAGATATTGTCAAATTCTCATCAATATCGACAGTGTATGTATTAAATGTTTGAATTGTAGCAGATTGATAATATATTTTAAGTTCTTTACTATTTTCATTATAAGAGGAAAGCCGTATATATATCGGGAAGGATACGCCCGGTCTCTGATACGTAATGAATACACTGAATTTTACTTTTATTCGTATGGTCAAATCCCTGTCAGATATATTTTTGAACAGATATTCTCCGAATAGGCTTTCCGTACTTTCAAATCGGTTTTCAGCCGTATCAAAAACCTCTACAATGTCCTTTGTCGCAATTTCCGGTTGTCCTAACATATAAAAAGGAATAGTATAATAAGCATTAGGATAAGCAGTCATTACATGGAAAACATTAGGCTCTTCCGCGTCACTTGGTATAGACCATTTTATATCACTGTTCATCAACAATCTGTCATAATCCAAAGGCTGGGACTCCTTTATTTCTTTTACCGGGTATTCATACTGCGTGCCTTTCTTTGCCTTAATCAAGCTTGCGAGACTGTTGTCGACGGCATTTATTTCGCACGTCGTATCATTGTAGGAAAATGTGGAGTAGTCCAAAGCGCATCTGAACTTTTCATTTAACAGCCATGAGTTATTCCGGGTATAAAACACGAGTGTTGCGGATGAGTTCAGGTAATTCGACAAATATTCTTTCAGCAACAGCGAATAAGCGCCGTTGGCAAACTCAAATTTTGTGGAAAAACTACGAACAACTCCGTCATAATCCCCTCTCTTGAAAGACATCTCTACATCGTCCCAATTAACAAGCTCATTTGTGGCGTCATATGTCATTCCGCCTATCAACAGTTCACATCTGTAATACATATCTATTTCTTTTTTGAAGTTGAACGTATCATAGCATCTATGTCATCACACATACGTTTGACCATATAGGCATATTCTTTGGCGGAGAACGTGTTTTCATCAATGTGCATTTTTACATGAGACATTAAAGAAACGCGTTCTTTGGTAAAATATTCCCTATCCATTTTTATTTTCCCTATATCAGGAGATGTTTCCTGCAATTTTGCAAGGCGGTAGTTGTCAGAAGCGGAAACGCTGCTTATCCGGTTCTTTATCTTATCATGTTCGTCCTCTCTGAATTTATAACCCAAAGCAGACATGACTTCTACAGCATCACTCCAGTTTCCAGAAGAAATGAGTTCCTGACATATGGCAAGGCAATTTAATCGGATTTGAATTTTCAGCACTTCATTTTTCCGGTTTATTTGGGCAGAAACAGACTTTCCCCCTATTATTGATAAGTATTCATTGCATAGCTTCTCGGCCGCCAAAGCCTTTTCTCTGATACTATATCTTCCGCCTTGAACAACCTTATCAATATCCCCCAGGAATATGTTTATAAAGCGGGAAAGGCATATTTTGTTTAAGTCATTATATATCATATCTTATACTCTGCTTGAAATCCAATTGTAATCCGCAATATGGTTGGCTTTCTTCATAATCCGACCAATGTTCTGCAATTGTTTGGTATTGCTTTCCATCTTTCTTTCAAGTCGGCTGTAATCGTTGTTTACATTAACAACAATCCCCTCTTCTCTCATATTCTTTAGCTTTTGTTCCAATAAACCATAATCCGATGTAAGTCCTCTACGGTCATAGATATATGACAAATCAGGGATTACCTGCGCATGCGCCGGAAGGTCTACCAATGTCGGCTTATCAGGAGTGATAAAAAGCCCGTTATTAGTTACGATACCCTCTTTCTTGCCGCCATCACCTACTATTGCCAAACCGCCGGGATGGTCTTTTGTTCCTTTGGCGTATTTGGGAATGGGTTGGGCTGCTATTAGGGCTACTTGTGCGGCTCCCATAGCACCGACTAATGCAGCAAGAACAAGGTTGGGCAACGCTTCTGTTATAGCTAAAGCGGTAAATATTCCTGCCTGAATAATGGAGTTTGCCTTATTCCATTTAGCCTGCTTCTCTTGTAATGCAGCTTTTTTCTTTTCAAGCTCTGCATTTTTGGCGGCTGTCTTATCTTCGGCTGCACGTTTGCGAGCTTCTGCCTCTTCGGTAGAAATTGCACCATTTTCTTCAAGGGCTTCTATACGTTCTATTTCTTTATCGTATGCTTCATCGTTGGCTTCTTGTTCTTTTTCAATATTTTCTATCTGGGCGTCATATATATCTGTCATTAACGAGGTGATGCCTGATACTATCTTTCCTACGGCTTGCGCCATGTTTTCAAAACTTAACTTTCCATCCTCTGCTACGTCAACCATTATATCAGATAACCCCTCGAATATTCCTGCCGTTTCACCAAGCGCATCCCTTGCGGCGGAGTTCATCCCTGACAAACCCTCTTTAAACTTGCCTATCCATTCTTCCCGTTTCTTGGTAGCATCATCATAATTTATTCCGTTTATCTGTGCTTGAAGGTTGGCTAACCTATCTTCCAACTCCTGATATTTTTCACTATTTGGGTCAAGAAGGGACATTTCAGCCTCCGCCTCTTTCATAAGTGTTTCAAGACGCGCCTTAGCATACTTAACTCCAATATCATATAATTTCTTTTCGTAATCCTCTTTGCTTATTTCGCCATTTGCATATTGTTTTTTTATGATATTGGCTTCTTTCAAAGCGGATGTTTCCTGCTCGTTTACCACCTTATCAGTATTTGCCTCAATCAACCCAATTCTTTCTTGGAGGTTTCGCATTATGAGAGAATTTTCCCGTTGCATGTACTTCATACGTATCGCCACAACATCCTCTCCATTCTTTTCAGCGTCCTTTATTTCCGCATCACGCATCATATTATTGAGTTGTATTTGGAGATTAAGCCTTTTGTCTAATTCTTCATTCGAGTTTTCCCCAATGGAAGCCAATCTGTTTTCAAGATTTGTTTTTTCTATTTCAAGCAGTTCCTTATCGTATTTATCGTTTATTTCCGCAATGGCTTTTCCTTTCAGCGTTTCAAGATTTTTCCGAAGCTCTATTTCTTCGTCTGTCCTACCCTTTATCTCTTTAATCCTATCATCGTATTCCTTACTGATTTCAGCTATTTCTCTTTCTCTACCGTCAGCTATCAATTCTATTTTAGATTTGGATAAATCCTCTGTTATCTTCTTGATATATTCAGCGTATTCTTCCACTTTCTTTTTTTCATCGTCATAAGCTTTATTATTTTTACCCGGGTCATTAACCAATGCTTTTACATCTACTAATTTTTCCAAATCATTCATTTGGTTCTTATACTGAATACTTTGCTCTTTTAAGGCTTTCAAAGTTGCTTCTTCCGCTTCAAGTTTCTTTTTTGCATCTATACCTGCTTCTGTTCTCGATAATCCCGTATCTACAAACTTTTGATATTCTGCACGTGCTTTTTCGACAGTATAAACTTGATTAAGCCGTTTAAACTCGGTTTCCTCGTAATTTGTTGCGGCTTTTGTCACTTCATTCATTACCCGTTTAGCTTTGGCAGTAGCGATAATCTGTGCTGTTAATAATCTATATGCGTCTTTTGCATTCCCCGTCATTATTTGTTCTTTTGTATAATTATCAAATAATTTAGGGAAAGTACTTTTTAATTCATTTGCGGCTACGATACGCTCTTCCATAGCTTTTTTATTGTCGGTAGCAGCCTTATATAATAGTTCTAATTTGATACGTTCTTCTATTGTATCACGAATAGCTCCTTTTTGAGCTGTCCTTAATTTGTCTTGAACGGAAATTATTTCATCCAATGCCTTCTTTCCTCTAAACAAACTCGCAACCCAATCTATAATCTCCGAACTATACGCAGACAATAATGTTATACCTATTACAAGTGCTGATTGCCAAGAAAATAAACTGCCAAGAAGTTGTTTCCATACCGGAACCGCAGTTTGTCCTTCGGATTTCATCCGCTTAAACTCTTCACTTGCTCTTTTTAATTCATCCACAAACATTGGCAAGTTATTGGATATGGCAAGGAAGAATTGATTGAAACTCATTGTCAAAGACGGTAACTCTCGCAATAACTGCTGCGTCTGAACATTAAGCCCATTCCAAGAGGACGCATAATTACCTACATTCCTTTGATAATTCCCAAATTGAGAGTCAATCTCTTTTAACTTATTATTCAAAGCATTGGCTTGCGCTATCAAATTCTTCCCGACACTACTTTCCCGGTCAGCTTCACTCAACGCCTTATACCTTTTCTGCAATTCAAGCATGGCGGCATTCATTTCATAATAACTGCCGGAAGCTGAAATAATTGCCGTGGAATGATTTTTTATCAAAGCCGAATATTGTTGATTTTGCGCCATCAATTCAGTATGCCTCTGTTTTAATAGCGAAGACTGCCTTATATATTCAGACAAAGTAATTTCTCCGTCTTTATAAGATTTTGCAAGAGATTTAATATCCGCATCAATCTTTTTCATAGCCTCTTTATTGGCTATGGTATCAGCCGTTAACTTAGTAACTTCGCCATCATATGCCTGTACGGTGTCGATTATGGCAGCATAGTTCATATTTGCCGCCTGCAATTGAGTGGATGCCTGGCTTATTATATTACTTGCTGTTTGGGTGCTTTTAGCCGCATTATCCTGCGCCGAAGACACCTGGTTGGATACGGAAGATAATCCGGCAAGCATATCACTTGCATTCTTGATATTTTTAGCGAACTGTTCAAACAGAAGGTTTAACTTTTGCAAAGATGACATTGAATTTAGTTGCTGGGATACTTGACGTAGCACGGTAAGTTGTTTCGCCTGAATAGATGCCATATTTTCTTGCGTCTTATTCAATTTCTCCAACAGCGAGGTATAATTACGTGCTTTTTGGGAAAGTTCATCAAATGTTTTGGGATTAGTTTTTACTCCTTGCGCCAACTCCTTAGCAAGCTCCACATAAGACCCTTTTGTACTATCAAATTCAAGACGGAGTTCCTTTAATTGTTGTACGGCTTTTTTGTCGACTAAATCGGTAATTATAAATTCGTTTGCCATAAGTCCTAATATTGGGTGTCATGCAACATCACATGATAACGCAAAGATATAAAATTATTTAGAATTAGTCTAAATTAAATTCATATATTCACCATTGCTTGTAAGTACAAAAATAAGTACCTATTTTTGTGCAAAACAATAAAAACAAGTAAATTATGAGAACAGCCAACTATTCAGAACTAAGAAACAACCTTAAACACTATCTCGATGGTGTGATAAATGACAGTGAGCCGTTACTGGTGCACCGTGCCGGCAATGAAAGCGTTGTTGTCATATCTTTAGATGAATACAACTCTATTAAAGAAACTGAATATATAATGAAATCTCCGGCAACGATGGAAGCTATCAGAAAAGGGGAAGAAGATATTAAGAATGGAAATTGCGTTTCTCAACATGAGGGAGAAAATATGTCAGACTTTTTAAATCGGGTTGTATGTACAAAATAACACTTTCCGCACAAGCAAAAGAAGAATACCAATATTTTGTACGAAGCGGTAATAAGGCTATAATAAATAAAATATTGTCACTGCTTGAAGATATTGCCAAACACCCTTATACCGGAATAGGCAAACCGGAATCTCTGAAATATGATTTGTCCGGCAAATGGTCTCGGCGTATAAATTCGGAACATCGCATTATCTATTCAGTTAATGATGAAATAATCACGGTTTATGTGCTCTCTATGAGGTATCACTATGGTAAAAAATAAAGTAAAGGGAAAACAATATGTTCAAATGGTTTTAAGTGGTCTGTTAATTTAGGCCACTTAAAACCATTTCTTTTTTTTGTAGCGTGGTGTATTATTTTGTATCTTTGCCCACAGAAAGGATATGAAGCCATATCCTACTTAAAAATTGTTAGTTATGAATATAAATGAAATTTTAAGGAGTGGCGCAAATGTACAATTAGTAATCAATGCGCTTGACCTTAAAGAAGCGTTTTTACAATGGAATGCAGAACAAAAGGAAGAAAGTTTTCCTATTCTACAAGAGGAATACAAAACACCTAATGAAACAGCAAAAATGTTAGATGTTGATAAATCTACGTTATGGCGTTGGGCAAAACAGGGATATTTAGTACCAGTAAAATGGGGGAACAAATCTCGGTACAAATTGTCAGACATTAGATGTTGCATGGAGGGCTAAGATATGGAAGAAAAGAAAAAAGGCGACCAAAGCCGCCCCAACGCCACCACAAATGTACACAATCCTAATGACTTGTGCAAAGTTCTTGAATAATATTTTCCGCTTAGGGTCTTTATTCATTTCTCTATAAACTCTTTCAACCGATACAGCCTATCAATAGCCGGATTGTAGAACGGGTCGGGGAAATGCTGGTTTATATCGTGTATATTCGCTTGTACGTACTTCTTAACATCGAATATATTCTCCGACTCGCTCAACTCTATTTGAGCGGGCAATTGAGCTGTTAAAGCCCAATGAACGATAGCCTTTACACTATCCTCATCGTATGCGTATTTACTTTCTTGTGCCATATAAGAGTATTTTTCAGCAAAGATATATTTTCTCTAAATTAGAACCAAACATATTCAATCAGTTTCCCGTTGAACATTTCGCCTCTCGGGCAAAAATTGAAAACCCCATCTTTCTCATAAAGGATATATACTTTCCCCTCCATCTTTGCAGCTTTTCTTGCAAGCGAACGCATCTTAGCTATATCTGCCATTCTCTTTTTGTTTTCACACGCACATCCCATTATAAACCGAATTTTCTAAAATAATCCGCAATGCCTTGCTTTATATACCTTTCCATGAATGCCTTTCTCGCATAAGAACCGACCTTGTAAATCGCCTGTCCGTATTTCTTTTCTATATCACCGCTAAAGCTTATCCCCACACTTTCAATCCTTAGCCCCTTATCTATCGGTACGGCTGTAATAGAATCGTGAAATTCACCCGTAATTATCAGGTTTGGCGTCCCTTTTGAACTTACAGGAGCGTTTATCAGCGAAGAATACATAAGCGGGGCTACCCTTTGCTTGAAAGCAGCATAGCCTTTGGCGTTCTTATACCAATACCCCGCTTCTTTGGTATTGAAATACGGGTCATTAAAGTAAGTAGGGCGTAACGGTTTGTCATTTCCGTTAATACCTGACCATAGTTGTTCTACAATATATTGGGAAACTTCTTCTCTGTTTTTTACCATAATATCCCGTATCATCGGTTCAAATCCGGTAGCAAACTGTCTGAATTTTTCTTCTGCTTCAATAATGTTAGCCATAGTCAAGACAATTTAGGGGCGAATGAACGCCCCTAATTAAACGATACCACCATCATAATATACAATCATCTTTTTTCTGCCTTGCCGCACCGGAAGATGCTATATCATCGTAGATGGACGAAAGGGTTTTCTCCCTTTCTTCGGGCGGTCGGTCAAGAAAAAACACATTCTTATGTGTGTTTATGAAGTCCCTCTTCTTCATATTTCTCACCCTCTCTTCATTGAATGTTACACCTTCTACTATCATGTCCAAGCCTCAATACCTGTAATTCCGGCTTCTTGCAATACAGAGGGAGATGCAAGGGTAACGGGGCCCTCGCCAACGGTAGTAATGACCCCGTTAGCATAAGAAGCACTTGTCGCCCCGTCCAACGCTTTTTCTGCATTCTTTGCCAGTAATTCACCGTAATACTCCGTAATATCCAAATTTCCGAAGTGCTCAATCAATTTATACTTGTTTGATTCCGTTGATACCAAATCAACATAAACCAACCCTTTCAATGCATCAACGACATCAAAATCATAGGCTCTCACATCCGCGTTCTTGATATATTTCTCGTAATCCTTGAACATGGTTGCGATAGTCAAGTTGGCTTCTGTACCGGAAGAATCCCAATCCTGACCGCCCGGATAAACGCCGGACAGTGGAATGCCCGCCAAATCTTTCGTACCGTCATTCATTCCGTAAATGACGTTGTTCTCATCTACAAAATAAGCATCAAATGCCACATTCTTTGCCACCATGATGTTTGCTTTCAAGTTGGCATCGTAGTCCTGCAAAGTCCATACATCATTTTTAGCTGAATAACTTGTGATTTTAGTAGGACCGTATCCCGTAGCAGAAGTTTGTGCCTCTCCACCGGAAGGTGCATATTCTACAATCGTTTTGATAGGGAATATTCTTCCCGGACGGTCTGCATGACAAGCCTTTTCAAAGGCTTCCGCTGTTTTCTCTGTAGGTATCTTATGACCGTGAATAGTCAGTATGATAGCTTTTATTTTACCGGGGTCAAGCACACACACGGAGCTACCCGTATTAAAAGTTGCAACGCCCGGACACTTTCTATAATCTGTTGCCATAACATTTTACTTCTTTAATGGTTAAATTTACATTTTTCATTTCGATAGCATCAATAAAATCACTGAATGGTTTCCCGTCTTCTCCTATAACCCCAACCCTGCCATATCTGTAGTTTTCAATGTAGGAATGTGGAACCACATCATTGTAACTACGGACAATGTTTATGTCTTTCTTGATTTCATCCAAGAAAAGATTGTATATAGGTCGCAATACCTGCTCAAAGGAAGTCTTTTGCCGGTCCTCATTTGAATACCCTTTCAAAGTGTTTACCATAATAATAAACTCCAGGCTAACCTCTGTCTCGGCAGAACTTCTATCTTCCGTGAACGGAGAATAAAGACATATTATAGGAAACTTCAATTTACTTGTCTTGGGACTTTTACCCCATAAAGTTAATTGATTGCTTATGTAGGCCCAGTCTCCGAATAAAAACGACACATTGCTTCCGTATCTTTTCGATACCTTTTTTACAATGTCCGCAAATATATCATTTACCGGCTTCATATTCCCATACAGTTTATTTTACGCAACATACATGGATTGAAACATACACCAGCATATTCCTTTCCTTGCAAAAGTTTATAAACACGCTTGTTTATATTTACCATATCATTCCATGCCCTAATTTGCAAAACTTGTGGAGAAACAGCATCTCCGTCGGCAGAGGTTACTGTTCCCACATTTGTTACGCTGTAATTACCGTCCGCTATATACTTGAAAAATATATAGCAAGCAATAGGGCTGTATTTTTCTGATAAAATAGCAAGCAGCCTATCCCATTTATCATCAACGCCATCTTCTTTTGAATTAAGATAATCGGTAAAAGCCTTACACATATCCTCACCAAGTATACGAATCAAATATTCCTGTTCATATACGGAAATATATGATTCTATTTTGCCCAACTCCGCATCTCTTGTTATAGAGGGAGCGCCAGTGTCAGGATTTATCCCGACACTCAGCAACCCGGTGAAAGATTCGTAGTCAATTATCATACCGTATCTTTTTTCGCAGATTTACGTTTAGTGAACAACTCCTCGCAACCCAACGCTTTGGCATCATTAATCAGTTCGTTTGTCGCTTCAATTTTACCCTCGGCATAAAACTTGCTCGCAAGAGCCATTCCGACTGAAACTTCATCGCCTGTTTTATACTTCACACCATCCTTGACAAATGTTACGTTATAACGCTTAGTCAGGTTTATTCTATATTCTTTTCCCATAATTATTCTCCTTATACTCCTTGAGTGATACCTTCTATTACAGTAGAGAATGTGTCCTTTACAAATGCGGTCTTATATTGCGACTTGATATAACACATCAGCCTCTTCTCTGCGATTACAGTCACGATATTCTTGCGGAAATCGTCATTCTCCCATCCTAAGGTAATAGACAATTCCCACAAGTCACGAATGTTCAAGTATGAGAAATCACCCATGATGAAATCTCCTTGTTTTACTGCTGTAGTAGTTTCTACGCGCAATCCCTGAATCAATTCATCTCCATATCGGAATGGGCGGAGATATTGACCGTTAGCATCCTTAGCCAACTGCATGGACGCGTAATCCAATGGGTTCATCAGTACAAGGTTCGGACGATAAGCCATTTCGCTGGTGGATACAATTTGCGAATATCCAGCCACAAGAGCATCAAACATATTTGGCTTCTCAACATAGAAAGTAGAGAGAGAGAATGCCGGCATATCCGATGCAACGCCTTTTATTTCTCCACTAGAGCCATTGCCTGACAAAATTCCCTGCTCTTCTTTGATTCCAAGTTTATTTACCATTTCCGTTTCAACTTCATTGACGAAGCTGGGAAAATCCGACAGCGTTTCCTCTGTAAATTTAGCAGCAATAGCCACTTTGGCAGCGGTTATTGTTTTTTCTGTCAATGTCGCATCCATCAAAGGCTTTAGCCCACCTTCAGGAACCCATGCAGCATCTCCGTCCTTGCTTGTATATTCCGCATAAACCAAAGCCCTATTATTTGTGCTTGATACATTTGCATATTTTCTAATGACGGTTTGCGCTCTCGGATTGACTGATAAATTTGGGTCAACCTCAAGTCCGTAATGCGGAGCAAGGGACCCGGAAGTAATAGTTGCAGCGTCTTTCTTTTCCAGCACAAGATTTAATCCCAACTTATTGCCGGGAGCCGACTGACAAGCCGATTTCAAATCAAGAGACATAACGCCCTTCTTGTCCGCAGCAATATACTCCTTGAGCTGTTCGTGTAGCTGCTCATAAACAGATTTAATCTTTACCTCCCCGTTTTTACCTACTTCGGTAGAAGCCTTTACACGTAAAATGGCATTCTCCAATTCATTAACCTTCTCCTCAAAAGTCTTTTTGTCAATGCCGGCAAAATCCTTTTCCTTGATGTCATTTATGGAATCAGCGGCATCCTTTATGGATTTACGCAAATCTTCCAATTTCACTTCATCCGCAAGATAACCTTTCACTTGTTTTTCAAAGGCTTCTCCCATTTTTTCGTCCAAAGATTCAAAAAACTTCTTATTTTCTTCGGACAAGCCGGATGTGTCCATAAGTTCTAAAAATCCTAATTTCATACCGATTTTAGTTTTAATAAATTACATAATGATTTTTCTTCCGTTTTGCCATTACTGCCGGCTTCCATCCCTTTGGGTGGAGCAGGTATAACACCGTCCGGCCTAAAAGATGCAAGTGACATTGCTTTGGCTATAATTTTTTGCAAACGCTGTTGCTTGGTTGTACTCATATTTTTACATAACAAGGAAATTTCACCGCTTAAATCCTTATAAGCGTTTTCGTAGTCTTCAATTGACTTCAACCCCAAATACTCGGTTTCTCCATTACAGCCAATTGATACCACCGATATTTCATACAGCTTAACCTCTCTAACAATCAGGGCTTCTTTTTCGTAATCCCATTCGCAATTCTCCCATACATACTCATAGCCAATAGAGAATTGATTAAGCGTGCCTGACTCAAGTTGTTTTATGGCCCTATCTCCAAGTTCAATCTCATCAATGCGCGCCTCAAAATAAAGCCCTCTATCATCTTCTTTCAATTCTGTAATAAATCCCAAAGGCTCTGACATGTCGTGCATCCAAAGGAGTATAATTTTGTCATTTGCCTGGCTTTGCGGCCCTCTTTCATTGATACTTTTTGAAAAGCAACCTTTCAATAGAATATCATGAGCCTTATCCATGTTTCCGAATACAGCAGCGTATCCGCTGATAGTCCGGCTTTCGGGGCTATATTGGACATCCTTCGAGTTTATGGAGAACAATTTATACTGCATCCCCATCTTATCTTTGTATTTATTTGTCATTGTTTCCATTTTCCTTACTGTTATTGACGTTATTTTCAACAGATGCACTGCTTGCTGCACTGCTATCAAAATCTCCTTTTGGATTATCCGGGTCAATATCTATGTATCTTGCAACTTCTATACGCGCCTCATCATGTGTTATCAAAGACTTATCTATCAATCTCTGTAAGGCATCAGCAACTTTAACCAAAGTATTGGCTTCTGTCTCCTTATTGGTTTGAAGGCATTCAACATCTGTAAAATCAATCTTAATAAAAACACCTTCCGGACATATGGCTTTTGAAAGACATTCTGCTATCTTTCGGCTATCTGGAATGATTACGTCCTGATAAGCCTTTTTCCCGGCACTTTCAAGGTTGTCGTATTTGGCGTCCGTAAAAAGATTGGCATTTATACCCATTGCATTGGCAATCTTATCTGTACACCTCTTATCCTCTTCATGAAGTTTTAATTCATCAGCATTAAAATCAAGAGGAAGCCATCCTAATTTGTAACGTGTCACCAAAATGGGATATTCCTTGTTTACTAAGCCATAATCACGTTTAAATCTGTCCTTTATATCCTTTTCATCTTCCGAGGAAAGGGCAACATTTCCCATCTGGTCAGTATAATCATTATAGAGCACGCCTTTAGGACCACCATTTACAAGCAATGTATGGCTTGCAGACATAGAAGCTACCCAGTTTGATATAGGCTGAGAAAGGCTATCTGAAACGGACTCAAATTTGACATCAGCAGTCGCACCGCTATTTATTACTATATTGCTGTCATATATTACAAGGTATTCATAATCCTCCAACTCTAATCGAGTTCCGTTACAGTCTATATATACACTTGATATAATATTTTTTAGTTCGTATTGGCGAAACACCTTACCGGTTCCTTTCATATGGAAAATCTCAGGTGGAATTATCCACATTGCCTTAGGAGTGCTTGTTTTTGTCGCTCTAACAAGAACAATTGGACAATAGCCGAATACCTTAAGACATATTTCAATTTGCTTTACAAATGAAGAGAATGTTTGCAGCGGATTGGGAGCGTTGAGTATATTACGTATATCGGCAAATGTCCTTTTTTCATTTCCATCCTTATCTGCCACATAAGGAATACCACGGGACATCATAGAACCGATTTTATCAACTACAGTGAAGAAAGGCGTACAGGAAACAAGCGCTCCGGCTTTATCCAAATTGTTAGTCATGTCATAATATACTTTCCGTTTGGAACGCCTTCCGAACAAATCGGACAAAAACCGGTAGTTTCCTGCTGCATCCCTTTCTACCCGATTTACACTGTCATACATCGGAATAGATTTTCTATTTTTCGGCTTCCAAATTTTAGTAAATATGCCCATATACAAAGCAGGAGTGACAGCAAATGAATGCGGCCACTCCCATATATTTAGTGTTTTAGTCCATTAATACGGTTGCGTGCAACTTCACACGCTTGTAGTGACCCTACGTGTGCAAATATATATATTATTTAGACTAATTCCAAATAACAAACAGCATTTTTATGATTATTTTTTTGATTTTCTTTTTACTCTATCCGCTATACAACACAATACATACATTGCTTCATAGACATCTTTACCGTCATAGTCCATTAGATTACGCATAAATAAGGACATTTTATTATCCCTCTTGAATTTAAAATCTCGAATTAGTCCCTTAAATGCTTCAATATAAGAAAGTTTCCCTGTATTTTCTTGCCTTGCCCACACATCACCTATTTCAGCCCTATAATCGCGTATATAATGAAGCATTGCCTGCGAAGTCTCAATGTTTACATCGGCACCAGCGACCAACGCAGTGATTTCTTTGATGGGAATCAATTCTCCTATATACGCATCGTCCACATATATTGTATCATGTACAACATACGCTTTCGCATACAGAAAACGCCCATTAAGCAGTGGATGTATTTCTACAATCGGGATACCGGAGAGAGCTGCCGCACCGTCATCATAACTGTCATATTCAAATTCCCCACGCTTTTCAACAGTTCCGGTAAGAGCATCCGCACCGTCATCATGTGCATTCTTCCCGAACTTCCTGAAAGACTTTATTTCCGCATGAAATTCCGGGAAAAGAGTTTCCCAGCCTTCAGGCATATATGTGAGGTTCATCACTTCGGCAGAGCGGGTGAAAATTCTCACCTCTTTATTCCCCGACTGATGAAACCATTTTATTTCTGTTTCATTATTGCCCATTATCCGTGATTGCCGCTCTACGTTTCGGGCAAAACCACGTCCACCGTTATTGCTTTCAATGTTAGCTATGGTTACTCTATCTTTGGCAAGCAAAGCTGCAACTTGCGGTTCCGTAACCTCCATAGGAGCATCCGTATATAGAACATTTAAAATGAAGTTGCCGATTTCTGTATCTATGTAATCTATGGAACATAGTTTGTCGATGCCTGTATCAGCAGTATCGGTGTAGTTCTTCCGGATAGCCCGGTTGGTGTATGGTATTTCCTTATAAGTTTTGAATACGCCATACATAAGTCCCACCATCGGGGTGGGATTTTGCATGTATTGCGTCTCAAAGGTAAAAGGGTCTATTTTATTAAGATGGTGCAATTCATCCAGCGTATGCTTGAAATCCCATAGAGGTACTTCCTTCCCATCCACTTCATTCTCTATGGCAGGCAGTGAGAGGACAGTCCATTCGCCGGGTTCTGTCTTCATAAGATAACCGCACAAATCATTTTCATGCAGCCGTTGCATGATGATAATAATAGGAGTGTTCCTGCTGTTTACACGGTTGCGTATGGTCGTTTCAAAACGCTGGTTGATTTTCTCCCTCTTTACGTCAGATAGAGCGTCTTCCGGTTTGATTGGGTCGTCTATCACAATAGCACCGGAAAATCTTGCCCCTTTTGATATGTTGTCTATTTCCGCCCCTATTTCCTTATCATCTATATCGTCTACTTCTCCGGCGCCAAACCCCGTTATCTGCCCGCCTGTTGATACGGCATATACACCACCACCAGCAGTGGTATTCCATTTCTTCTTACTATCCGTACCTCGCTTTATCTGAACATACGGAAATAGCCGCTGATACTCTTCCGATTTAACGATGTCCCTTATCTCTTCTGAATTATCATGGGCTAAATCGTCAGAGTATGAAAGGTGGATGAATTTGGAAGAAGGATTAAGCGCCAGCCCGTAAGATATGAAGTTTTTTACAGCCAGTTCCGTCTTCCCATAACGTGGTGCAATATTGATTATCAGTTTTTGAATTTTTCCGGAAATAACATCATCCAACGCATTACATATGCGTTCATGGTGTCTGCTCACCACAAATTTGCGCCCTGTTTTACTTTTAAAGAAAAATTTTGTGTAATTGAGAACGCCCGACATACAAAATGCTTGTAGATACCGTACGCCGTCCATCATAGCCTTTCTATCAGTTTCTTTGCTTCCTCGACACTTATGGGTTTGCTGGTATTCATCTCTATTTCGGTAGGCTCATCAAACCCAAGCATTTTACATATACGCTCAATAGCCTTTATCTTATCATAAAGTTCTATCTTCACATATTCAACATCTACAATTTCCGGAGCATCACTTGTTCCGATATTTTTTTTCAATATCTTGGTAGATATACTTTTTATTGCTGATTTCTCATTGTCAGAGAGTTCATCAAATTCTTTACGCTCTATCCATGTGTTGTGCATGCTGGCAATGGATGAGAAAGCTATACCGGACAATTCTTGTAGAATGCGTTCTTTAGTTATATCCGATTTGTTTTTTTGTTCCTCCTGCAACTCTTTGACCCTTTGGGCTACCTTTGGGTTGGACAACAACTTGCAAGATTCTTCCCACACTTGTTTATCTTTCATCTTCTCGCACGAATAGGCACGACGATAGGCATCGGAAGTATTACCGCTTTCGATGTAGTAGTTGCAAAAATTCTCTTGTTTGATTGTAAGTCCTTTCATGTCTTTTCGTTAGTATGGGAAGCATGCCACTTGACATGCTTTTGCAAAGATAATAAAAATATATTGCAATTATAGCGCATATTTTAATGTTCTTAATCATGGCTTATTGGTTATACACTCAACCCAAATTCCCGGCAACACCAGCCACGTGGGTATAGAGTGTCCTTTAGGCGATTTGGCAGTCCGATTTCACCTGGACGTATTGAGCCAAACGGCCAACGGACTTTCCTCTTGAATGGTTCCAAACTCCCGTATAACGACCGAGCCTTTCAAGGGGCGAATGACATCAACCTGCATCCGCTTCGAGGTTTTAGGTGGGGTGACACCCGTACAAGCATCCTCTAAGTGCTTCCTTGCATCGTACTTCCTGCGGTTTCCCGCCCCGTTTTCACAGCCCTCTACAAGGTTCCTTCATCGGTCAGAGGTGCACACACAGCGTCATGACCGATTGTATACTGGCTTTAAATAGAAAGCCCCGTAATAGGTACGAGCTACTACGAGGCAATCATATATAAACTCCATAAGGAGAATGTTTAATCAATGTCTAGTAACATCCCGTACTTGTTACACGGGTAAAAGTAGGAATGTTTTTTTGCACAATCGGAGAAAAGGAACAATCTTTAATATTTACTTTTCATCCTGTCGTTAAAAGGGGCTAAAAGGTGGCAAAAGTACCTAAAAGGGTGATATAATAAAAACAACATGCACATTACCAACTAATAATCAATATATTATAGATATAGAAGGGGGTCTTTATATTAACATTTTATTGTATTGATAATGATATATTTACATATTGATGTTGTTCACGAAATCAATGACCTTTCTATTCGCTTCATCAACTTTTTTCATATCGAAACGGATATAGATGTCGGTTGTTGTACTGTTCGCCCAACTATGCCCAAGCGCGTGGGCGATTACCTCTTTGGGGACATCGAGTTCTGCCGCTACCGTGGCCCATGTGTGTCTTGCCCAATATGAGGACAAATCAGGGAATAAAGGATTTCTACTCTTTTTCCCTCCCAATCCCTTCCTTTCTGTCTCTCCAATCTGTTTTAACCCTATTCCCATACGATGTAGGAAATCCTTGTAATTTCCGTATTCGTCCATTATATTAAGAAGATAATCCTTTCCTTTGTATTTCTCAATTATAGCCTGCGCTTCCGGTTCTACTTTAATACTGTATAATTTCCCCGTCTTAGCTCTTTTATATTCAAAACGACCATTTACCAATGCAGAATGTTTTGCGTTAAACAAATCGGCTGCATTTACTCCTATGAGATAGAACATGAGCATGAACATATCCCTATATCTAATCTGGTATTCCTCACATGGATAATCTCTCAATAACCTAAGTTGTTCTGCTGTAAGGCTGCGTTTTCGGGTTTCCTCTTTCTTTATTGAAAACCTTCTGAATGGATACAATGTTGTGTACTCCTCATCAATGGCGTAGTTGAATACACTACGTATGTTCCGTAAATGAATAGCGTAGGCATTAACCTTCATTGTCTTTGCCATCCACGCTTCAAAGTTTTCCAGCCATGACTTATCCATGCTCTCAAAAGTACAATGACTATCGTATTCCTCAATCTTGTTTCTTGTGGTTGTATATATAGACTTAGTCCCCTGATTAGTTTTCTTGGAAACGAATTCATCAAGATAATAGAGAAACGTCTTTTGATTTTCAACCTTGCTACTTATAGCGTCCTCTATCAACTTCTTCAAAGCTTTGTCTGTAGTTGATTTCAACTTTTCTTGTTGCTCTAAAGTAAATATTACTGTTTCCGCCTTGTTTATTATTCCACGGGCAACTATATTTCTCGGCTTGTAATTTTGTGCACGCACAGAATATTCGTTCCCATTCCATTCTTTTTCCGATGCACTTAGCTGCGTAGCTATCATTATTTGTTTGTTGTGGAATACATTCAACTTTATCGGATAAGTGCCATCTTTTTTTTGCCTTCTTTTATCAAGGTAGAATTTAACCGTTGCCAT